GAGCCACGGAGCATCGTTCGCCCGCAAGTCCCTGATGGGCTGGATGGCCACTGCCGGCGGCCCCGACGAAGATATCACCGAGCACGTCGAGACCCTCCGCGAGCGCAGCCGGGACCTCTTCGCGGGGACCCCCCTGGCGACCGGGGCCCTCAGAACCCTCGTGACCAACACCGTTGGCGCCGGGCTCCGCCTGAGCCCGAGCATTGACGCCGAGGCGCTCGGGCTCAGCGACGACGAGGCCGACGCCTGGGAGCGCCAGACAGCCCGCGAGTTCGCCCTGTGGTCGAAGCACGCGGACGCAGCCCGGACGGCGACGTGGGAGCAGCTCCAGTCGCTGGCCCTCCTCTCGGCGCTGATGAGCGGGGACGTGTTCGTCGCGCTCCCGACGATCCGTCGGGGTGGGAGCATCTACGATCTCAGGGTCCAGCTTATCGAGGCGGACCGCGTGTGCGACCCCTCGCCCATCAAGCCCGGCGTGGATGTGTGCGGCGGGGTGGAGCTCGGGAAATACGGCGAGCCGGTGGCCTACTACGTCGCGCAGAATCACCCTGGCTCGACCCGCTCGCTGAAGATGCAGTCGTGGAAGCGCGTTCCCGCTTTCGGGGCCCGCACGGGCCGGCGCAACATGCTGCACATCCTCGCCCAAGAGCGCCCCGAGCAGCGGCGCGGCGTGCCCATCCTGGCCCCCGTCATTGAGTCGCTCAAGCAGCTAGGGCGCTACAGCGACGCCGAGCTGATGGCTGCCGTCGTGTCGGCCATGCTCACGGTTTTCGTGAAGTCGGACGCGCCCGATCCGATGGCCGGACTCGGGGCCGGGATCCCCGCCGCAGACCGCGTCGACGATGACGACGCATCCACCATGGAGTTGGGCAACGGATCCATCGTCGGTCTGGCCCCCGGCGAGTCAATCGACACCGTGGCGATGAATCGCCCCAACGCGGCCTTTGACGGCTTCGTGCGGGCGATCTGCGTGCCCATCGGGACGGCGCTCGAGATCCCCTATGAGCTGCTGCTCAAGCACTTCACTGGCTCGTACACCGCCGCCAGGGCCGCCCTCAACGAGTTCTGGAAGTCGGTGCGGGCCAAACGGGCGTGGATCGTCGACGACTTCTGCCAGCCGATCTATGACGAGTGGCTCGCGGAGGCCGTGGCGAGGGGTCGCGTCGTCGCCCCTGGATTCTTTGAGGATCTCGCGCTACGATCGGCATGGAGCGGCGCGAAGTGGTACGGTCCAGCGCAGGGCCAGATCAACCCCCGCGTGGAGGTGGCCGCCGCAGCCGCCAGGGTCGACGCCGGATTCTCGACGGCGACTCGTGAGACCGCCGAGCTGACCGGCGAGCGATGGGAAGACGTGAACCGGATCCGGGCCCGTGAGATCGCGCAGCAGGCGATGCCGCCGCAGGAGACCGCATGACGTTCTGGGCGCTGGCGCCAACCGCAGGGGCCGCCGACGAGCTGGACCTCACCGTCTACGGGTACATCTCCGAGGCTGCGTTCTGGGATGATGAAGTCGGGGCCAAAGAGTTCCGCGAGGCGCTCGACGCCCACAAGGGCGTGGCTCGCATCAACGTGCGGATCAACAGCGGGGGCGGCGACGCCTTCGCCGGCATCGCGATCCGGTCCATGCTGGTGACCCACCCCGCAGACGTGCTCGTGACCGTCGAGGGCCTGGCCGGATCCGCCGCCAGCCTGATCGCCATGTCCGGGCACTGCACCATGGCGCTCGGCTCCATGCTAATGGTCCACAATCCTTCGGCGCTGGCCATGGGCGAGGCGAAGGATCTGCGCAAAACGGCCGAGGTGCTGGACGGCTTGCGGGACAGCCTAGTGGCCATCTACCAGGCGAAGACCGGCAAGACCGCCGAGGAGCTAGCCGAGCTGCTCGACGCCGAGACCTGGCTCACCGCACAGGACGCGGTCGACCAGGGCTTCGCCGACGAGGTCGCCGGCGAGGTCGAAGCGGTCGCCAAGGGCGACGCCGTCTACTACGCCAGCATCGGATTCCCGCGGTCGGCCCTTCCGTGGGCTGCACGGCCGCTCGACGTGGACGAGCCGCCCAGAGCGGCCGCGGAGGACGACATGCCGATCACGAGGGAGCGCCTCACCGCCGAGGCGCCGGAGCTGCTGGCCGCGCTGCTGGCCGAGGGCCGGGCGTCCGGCGAGACCGACGAGCGCGCCCGTATGCTCGCAATCGACGAGGTGGCGCTCCAGGGCCACGAAGCCCTCGTGAGCCGTGCCCGCTACGAGGATCCCATGTCCGCTGAGGGTCTGGCCGTCGCCATACTCAAGGCGGAGAGGGTCAACCGGGAGAAGCACCTGGCCGACCTGCAGGCGGACGCTGGCGAGGTCGACGTGCCCGCCGCCCCGCTGCCGCCAGAGGCGACGCCCGAGGCCGAGGCCGAGGCGATGTGGAATGGCGTAGGCGCAGGTCGCTAGCAGACAGCCGCCTGGCGGCCGAGAGGAGTACGTCATGAGCGAGACCTTCGCGTACGGCAACCTGATCGCTGGCTCGCAGCGGGACATCGTCAACCGGATCGCAACCGTGGCCCTGGCGCAGTCGCTGAGCCGCGGCGACCTGGTGGGCCGCATCCTCCGTGCGATCGGTGCAGCCGCCGCCGACCCGGGCAACACCGGCGAGGGGACGATCGATGACGAGGCGCTCGGGGCAAAGGCCGTCGTCGGCACCTACACCGCGACGTGCGTCGACATCGGCACCCCGGCGATCTTCGAGGTCGTCGACCCCAACGGGCTCCGCCTCGAGGACGCGTACGCCGAGGAGTCGTATGACGGCCCCGTGGCCTTCCTGATCGAGGCGTACGGCGTGGCCTTCGCCGTGGGCGACGTGTTCACGATCGCCGTGGGCGCTGGCTCCCTGCAGGTCATCGAGGCGGACCTCGACGGGCTGGACGGCAGCGCCGAGCCCTACGGGATCATGGCCGAGGACGTGGACGCCACCGCGGCGGCGACCCGGACCACGGTCTACACCGAGGGCGAGTTCGCCGAGACCCACGTCGGCTACGCGGCCGGCGAGGACGCCGACGACTGGCGCGAGCTGTGCGCCGCCAGGGGCATCTACCTGCGGGCCACCACCGCCGTCTAGCGACTGACCGGACGCCGGCAGCCCCGGCCAGGAGAGGATGATGACCATTTCGCTGTACGATCCTCGGAGCATAGCCCGGGCGCTGCTGGAGATGAAGAGGCCCAAGACCTTCCTGGGCGATCTCTTCTTCGCTGGCGCTCCGCAGCTCCACCTGACGACGTCCTTCGACGTGGATATCCAGACGGGGACCCGTCGGGCCGCCGAGTTCTCCAACCCGGCCGGACGCGGCAAGGCCGTGGACCGCGAGGGGTTCACGAGCTACAACTTCGCGCCGCCCACGACCAAGCCGAAGATGGCGATCACGCTGGAGGACATCGCGACGCGGCTCCCCGGCGAGCACATCTACTCGGGGCAGGCTCCGCAGTCCCGGGCGCAGAAGCTGCTGCTGCAGGACATGGAGACGCTCAACGAGATGATCGCCCGCACCGAGGAGATCATGCGCCGCGACGCTCTGGTCGACGGGGCGATCACGATCTCCGAGAACGACGTGGACCAGGTGATCACGTTCCCGGCGCGGGACGGCTCGCTCACTCTCGGCCTGCTCGCCGCCGCCGACCGCTGGAGCGCCGACACGTCGGACCCGGCGAAGAACCTACGGGCCTGGCGCCGCGCTGTCGCCGCCCAGACCGGCCTGACGGCGGACACCCTGATCCTTGGGACGGACGCGATCGACGCGCTCTTGGCCAACTTGGCCGTCCAGAGGCTGCTGGACAACCGCCGGATGGACTTCGGCGCCGTGTCGGAGCAGTACCAGGACTCGGGCGCCATCTACTACGGCGCCATCGGCGGCGTGAATGTCTGGGGCTACAACGAGCTCGACCCAGACGGCGACCCCCTGATCTCCGCCAAGACCGCACTCCTCGGCTCCAAGGCCGCCAGGTGCGAGATGCACTACGGCCCTGTCGGGCTGAAGGTTGGCGAGGGCAGCGCTGCCCGCGTGGCCCTGCAGATGGGCGCCCGCGTGCCCAAGAGCTGGTGCGAGGACGATCCGGCCGTGCAGTGGCTCCAGATGAGCGCCAGCCCGCTGCCGGTGCCGATCCAGAACAACGCCTTTTTGACTGCGACCGTGCTGGCGTAGGTGGCGCTCCGGG